GTGTTCAGCAGTGTCCTTGATTGATCCACACTTACTCCAGTGCGTCATCACATCGTCCACTGTTGGCTCATTCATTGCCTTGTTGTTCATTCTCGGCCCTCCAATTGTTGTAGCGTTCTTTTTCTAATTCGCCGTATGTGTCCAGGTCACGAGTCGGTCCACAGTGTATGCAGACCTCATCGCCTTTCTCTAAATGGTCTGGCAGGACGCGCAGACCACAGTTAGGACATGTTGGATAGTTTGCAAGACTCATTCGCCACCCCACTTCTTAACCAAGTAGTCACCAACAATACCAATGACCCCTGCTATTACGAATGCAGTAGAGAGGCTGAAAACTAGAACAAATGCTTCTGGCATGATTCCCCCTAGAGCCGCTTACGGGGCCATTAACTTTGTTGCTATCGAAGCCGCGTGATCAATATCACGGGTGAAAACATTTGATGAGCAAATGTCCATATTGAACTCCATGTCCATGATGCGGAGAAGTCCAGTTTCGTTTGAGCGATACGCTACAATTTCACCTTCATCAAATGAAGCTACAGCAGTCCAATCAACTGCCAAGTCTTCAGATGAGATGTATGTTGATGTGGTTAAGTTCATGTCGATCTCCTAATTAAATTTCAATTCCCGACAACCAGATAATAACAAAACCACAGAAGAGTGCAACACTTTTTGTTTCTTATGATGCATTTTTTATTTGCTCAATGCCTTCGAGTCGAGCCTTAGCCAGTCGTATGCGCCTCTTATCCTCCAATGTGAGCTTTCTCGTCTCACCGGCTATGCTCAGAACGATCTCGTCCTCTAGGGCTTCCTGTTGCATCCTCTTGCTGAACACAGGACGTATGTACTGACTGTCTGGAGGAAATATCTCGGACAGTGGCAGACCGAGTGATTCACACAGTTGCGGTCCATCGGCCCCGCATACAAAGCAGTGCGCCAACACTGTGCCGTCCTGGCACTCTTTAATGCTCATGTTGAAGTCTTTGCCGTTGTGGACAGGACACTGGACTCTCCACTTATCCTGCCCTGAGTTGCGTACCTTGTTGAATTTGTTGAGGATTGTTTCTACTGTCATTCTTCATCCTTGCGTATGCGCTTCTTATGTTCTGGCTCTTGATAAATTTACTCACCTCGTCCGACATGCCGTACACATCGACAGGGGTCACCTTGTTAGGCCATACGCCAAACTTGGCCCGATACTTGTGTGCCGCCCATCCACGGCTGTAACCACGAGTGTTGGCGTAGTACAGCAGTTCACCGTAGAACTGAGACTTCCGCTCTGGCGTGTAGACCTTGTTCGCCTGCTTGGTCAGCTGAACCAAGTCACTCTCGTCTGTGTGGATCTGCTTGGTCATCGGTATCTCGTAACCACATGAGCATCGAACGCCAACCATCTGGCGATAGCACTGTGGGCAGTCCGATACCTTAGATTCTTTCTTTTCCTTAACCTGTTGTTTCTCTTGGAATCTTTTCTCGCCGCTGTCTAGCTCATCAGGGACAATTGCCTCGGCAAAACCAAATCGCTTCACGTTGCCTGCGTGATCGAGATAGATCGCTCTGTCCTTACCTGGTGCTGTACGCATGATTCTTCCTGCCCGTTGCACATACGCGATGTAGGATCGAGTAGGAAAGCAGTCGATCAGACAGGATACCTGTGGTGCGTCATAGCCCACGTTCAGTAGTCGAGAGCATGACAAGATCAGAAACTCACCTGCGTCATGTGCCTCGTAGAGTTCTTGGCGTATCTCATCATCCATGTACCCATCGATGTGTTCTGCCTTGATGCCGATTGATCTGAATTGATCAACAAGAAACTTGGAGTGCTTGATCGATGGAGAGAACGCGATGGTCTGTCGATCCCATGCATGCTTGACCCAGTTGTTGACGATACTTCCGGTAAGCGTCTTGTCCTCTTCCACGGCATGAGCAAGTGACTCAGGATCGTAGTCGGTCCCACCAGTCGATAGCTGTCTCGTCTTAACTCCCTCTAGCGCGACTTGCTTGCCGCCGTAGTAGTCAACAGGACACAGATACCCATCACTTAGTAAGTCTTCCGCTGTAGCCGGAACAATCAGGTCATCATAGTACTTGCCGAGACCCTTGCTGAATGGAGTCGCTGACAAACCAATGAACGGTACGTTGTCATACGCCTCCATCATCTTCTTCTGGTACTCGTACAAGGTGTGCGCCTCGTCCACGATGGCAAAGTCAAAGTCCACCATATTCTTCCTTCGAGCCAAGGTCTGGATTGATGCGATCTGTATCGGAGCATGTGGATTGGTTAGCTCGTGGTTACCCTGCATGACGCCGAACGGCAAACCATGATGATCGAATGCCTCCAGGCTCTGCTGAACCAGCTTAATGCGGTCACAGATGAAGATGCCTCTCTTGCCCTTATCGAGCGCTGACTTGAGCATTGCCGCCGCTGTGATTGTCTTACCGAATGAACATGGTGCGGCGAGTAGTGGTCTTTTCTTTCCTGATGCCAGACTTGCTCTGAGCATCTCAATGGCTAGCTCCTGGTGTGGTCTAAGATTCATTTTTTATTTCCTTTTTTTTTGGCTCAAATTTTCTTGTTTGTATGTGCCACCACAATCTTTCTATTGGCAAGAATGCAGAATGATCTTGATCAATCACTAACCTCTCACCCCAACCAAAGTCATGGACTCTATGATGTTTTTCAAACATCGGTTTGCCAATCCATCCACAAATATTCATGACTGTATCATCAGCAGTTCTGCTCACCAATATAGCGATCTGAGACTTGAACTTATCCATGCTGTCAAAAATCAAAGGGCCATCGATTTTGTTTGTAAACTTAACGTCAATCGGGAAATCTTGAATCCAAAGGTCAACGCCGTAGTCGGATGTAATGCTGAGTCCTGTTGGCTCTAAATCAAAAAGCCTAGCAACAGCAAATTCAGCCTTGAAGCCGAAAATATTTGCTTCTTCACGAGATTGACCTTTGTTCTCAAGCCTGGGAGGAAACCCCTGCATTTCACACACTTTGACCGTGTCCATCCCAAGCATCGTGCATTTATGTACGTCTTCTCGACTTAGTTGTATCAACATTTCTTCAGCCCGTAGTTGTCATTTAGAGGACGTAGGGTGATATCCCCAGACTCTAATGCTTTCTTTCTCGTCCAATGACTCACAGTAATCAGCAGTGCTTTCCCAGTGGGTATCTCTGGCGGTAGCTCAACCGTATCCCCGACTTGCGTACGCTATTCATGCCAGTCGGCACATCACCTCTAACGCTGTTTGTCCCCGTCCTCAAAGGTTGGAGTCATATCTGGCTTCAATGTGCTACAGCACCATGCGACTGTTTTGACGGTAGAAAATCGGACTGATTTTAGGAAAGATGTTGACTAAAAAGAACGCTTTAGTCACAATTTGAACCAGTGCCGGAGTGCGGTCACGGGTTTTTCCTGTAGTCTCAGTCCGGTTCGCTAGGGGCTTCTCACACCCCGTCCGGCACTGTTTTAAACTTTACTCCCCGTTTGATTTATCTGTCAAACTTTTTTCACCACGCCACCGATATTCAGCGTGTTGCCTCCCTTCACCAAACTTGATCATCACGGTTTCAATGTGCTTACCACGCTGTCGCATCTCTTGAATGCGAGCCGCTAAACGGTAACAGCCGTAGCGGTGCAGTGCCTTCATCGGATCGATTGACCCATGCTTTTTCAAGTGCGTTAGGATTTGAGAGTACTGGCTCATTACTTGATCTCCACTAAGAACGATGTGCCTGACTTTTCGCCAAGCATGTTGATCAGGTTGCCCTGTATGGACAGGTACGCGCTCAGGATCTCGGACACCTCTTCAGGATCGAAACCCTCAGCAACAAGCTTGTCCTTCAGGTGTGGTTGATACTCGCACATAAAGTCAGCGAGTACGTCAGCGGTTTCGGATGTGACTTTGACTGCTCTCATGACTGCACCTCCGAGATACCGAGTGACTTTTTAAGATCGTTAAGAAACTGTGGGTCATTTGCAACTTGCTTGATCACGTCAGAACGAACCTGGGCAAAATACTCAGCGAGTTCTTGATTTCGCGCAATCCAAGAGTTCATGACAATGCGGCCAACCTTAGCCTCCTTGCAGAACTTGGACATAATTGCGTTATTGATTGAGTTGAGGATGTCTTGATCTGTAATCATGATAATCTCCAAAGAGACGGCTTACGCCGCCTCCGCAAAATATGAAAGCTCTGATTCAAGAACAACCATGAAGCGCTCTGTGGTCATGTTGTATGACTTTGCTGAAAGATCAGGGTGCGTGTTCAGCAAGTGGCGGATTTCTTTGTACGCGGACATCGGCACATTCATTTCTGCCATTTTTGCTTTGACTACTTGGATGCGGTGCATGTCGTGTTCTCCTTAATTTCAATTTAATTACCCGACACAGATATAGTCCCATAACATAGATACTAATGCAACACTTTTTGTTTCTTTGTTTCAGAAGTTAATTGCTATTGATTTTTCTTC